CGCGGAGTTTTAACCTATGAATCTACTGGATAGAGCTATTGCGACTGTTGCGCCGAGTTGGGCGCTAACGCGGGCGCGGTCGCGGTCTGGCCTTGCGGCTTATGAGGCGGCGGTGCCAAGTCGAACCCATAAGGCAAAAAAGAGCGTCGGTTCCGCTGATTCTATCGTTCAGCGTTCAGCCAAATCCTTGCGTGATCAGGCGCGTCATCTGGAAGAAAACAGCGATCTTATCGATGGTCTTTTGACGACTTTGGTTAATAACGTGGTTGGTAAAGAGGGCATTGGTGTTGAGCCTATGCCGCTTAACCATGAAGGGCGTGTGCATGAACAGTTCGCGCGTGAGCTGCTGGATGGATTTGTTGAGTGGTCGCTGCGGCCAGACTCAACCGGGCAGTACAGTCGCTCAGAAATGGAGCGGCTGGTTTGTCGAACCTGGTTGAGAGATGGCGAGTGTCTTGGTGAGCAGTTGCTGGGGTTTATTCCCGGCTTCATGCATCCCAATAAGGCTGTGCCGTTCTCGCTGCAGCTGATGGAGCCTGATTTTTTGCCGCTCGATCTGACGCGGCCTGCGGATGGTGTTCAGCAGGGTATTGAGGTTAACCGCTGGCAGCAGGCGACGTTCTATCACGTTTACGAGCAGCATCCGGGCAGCATGGCTGTAACGGGCTTTAAAACGCGGCCTGTGAAGGCTGAGCAGATGCTGCATATCAAACAGGTTAAGCGGCTACATACGCGGCGTGGCGTCACTGTGCTGGCTTCTGCTCTGAAGCGTATTTCAGGGCTGGATAACTACGAAGAGTCAGAGCTGGTTGCTGCGCGCATTAGTGCGGCAATGGCCTTCTATATCCGTAAGGGTGAGGGGCAGGACTATACCGCAGACGATACGGCGGAGAAGCGCAGGCACTTCCCAATATCGCCGGGCACCATCTTTGATGATCTAAAGCCTGGCGAGGATGTCGGCTCGATTGAGTCAAAGCGCCCGAGTGCATTGTTACAACCGTTTCGTGATGCGATGACGCGGATGATCTGTAGTGCTGCAGGTGGCGTTAATCACTCAACGGTTTCCAAGAAATATGAAGGTAGCTACAGCGCTCAGCGTCAGGAGCTGGTTGATAGCTTTGTGAGCTATGGCGTGCTGTCGAATGCCTTTATCAATCAGTGGTCACGGCCTGTTTATCGGCGCTATGTGCAGATGTCGATTCTGAGCGGTCGTCATGTGCCGCCGCCAGATGTGGATATGCGCACTGTGCTAATCGCGTATTACCAGCCGCCAGTTATGCCTTGGATCGATCCTTACAAAGAGGCTCAGGGTAATCGTGAGCTGGTTAAAGGTGGGTTTGGCACTGAGGCTGAGGTTAATCGTGCCAGAGGCAAGAATCCGCAGGAGCTTAAGCGGCAGAGGATTCGTGAAATCAAAGAGAATCGGGAGGCAGGGCTGGTGTTTAGCTCCGATGCATACCATGAACTCTATGGAGCGAGGGAAAGTAATGAAGAAAGAACGGTTCAGGACAGGGCTGGCAGCGGCGGCGATGATAGCGCCGATGGCGATGGCAGCACCGCAGGGGCTGACTGAGTTGGAGCTGCAGGAAAGCTGGTATCGCTTTTCCGGCAATGCTGCAGCACGAACGGTTGATCTCTATGTCGTGGGTGACATAGGGGCATGGGGCGTCAGTGCTCGGCAGTTTGCGCGTGATCTGGCTGAGCAGGCCAAAGGGGCTGCGGTCATAAAGCTCTATCTGCACTCTCTGGGTGGCGACATCATGGAGGGGCTGGCGATCTACAACATGCTGCTCAATCATCCAGCGCGTGTTGAGGTGTATATCGCGGGGATCGCTGCCTCAATGGGGTCGGTAATCGCGATGGCGGGGGATGTGATTCATATCCCTGAAAATGGCTGGATCATGGTGCATAAGCCGTGGGGTGGTCAGATAGGCGATGCTGAGCAGATGCGGCGCTATGCGGAGTTGCTGGATCAGTGGGAGGACTCATTGGTGCTCGCTTATGAAAAGAAAACCGGCAAAAGCCGAGAGGAGCTGGCGGATCTGTTGGCTTCTGAAACCTGGTTGATGGGTCAGGACGCAATTGATTTGGGTTTTGCTGATCAGCTTACCGATGCGGTCGAAATGGTCGCGAAAGCAAACAACAGAGCAAAGGATTTTTTGAACATGCCTAAGCGCCTTGCAACACTAATGAATCCGCGTGGTGAGGGTGGTCAGCCGCCTGCTGCGCCAGTACAGACTCCGGCACCGCAGGCGGCAGCGCCTGCTCCGGCTCCAGCGCCTACACCGGCTGCTGATCCTCAGGCTCAGTTCCGAGAGCAGGAGCAGAATCGCCGGAATGGCATTAACGCAGTATTTGATGGTTTCGGTTCCTTTGGTGAGTTGCAGCGTCAGTGCCTGGATAACATGGATTGCACGGAAAGCATGGCCAAAGATAAGCTGCTGGCTGCGCTGGGCGGTAACGGTTCTGCGCCTGCAGGTGCAGGCCGTATTGCTCATATTCACGCGGGTAACGGTGAGTTCGTTCGTCAGGGTATGGCGAATGCTCTGGCAGCGCGTGCAGGTGTTGAAGCATACGAGTCTGACAATAGCTATCGTGGTATGGCGTTAGTCGAAATGGCGCGCATGGCCCTGACGGAGAGCGGTGTTTCTGCTTACGGTTTGGATCGTATGGAGATGATCGGTCTGGCGTTTACTCACTCCAGTTCTGACTTTGGCAATATCCTGCAGGACGTTGCGCATAAAGCGCTGTTGCAGGGTGTTGAGGCGGCTCAGGAGACCTTCCAGCTGTGGACAAAGAAAGGCCAGCTCTCTGACTTTAAACTGAGTAACCGCGTTGCGTTGGACGGTTTCCCGGCGCTGGACGAAGTGCCGGACGGCGGCAAGTATCAGCAGGCGAATATTAATGATCGTGGTGAGTCGATTAAGCTGGCGACCTACGGCAAGCTGTTCGGAATTTCTCGTCAAACCATCATGAACGATGACCTGCAGGCGTTTACAGAAATTCCGAATCTTATGGGGCGCGCAGCGCTTCGTACTGTGGGCAACCTGGTCTATGCGTTGTTGATGGCTAATCCAAAAATGCGCGATGGTAAGGAGTTGTTCCATGCTTCTCATGGTGGCAACCTTGGTGACGCAGCGGCCCTGTCTATGGCTGCTCTGGATGCCGCCTCTACGGTGATGGCGATGCAGGAAGACTCGGCAGGTACTGTGCTGAATGTTGAGCCGAAATTCCTTATCGTTGGCCGTAAGGATAAGGGTAAGGCTACCTCGCTGATGGAGTCGGAATTTGATCCGGATGTGGCTGATTCCAATAACCCGAATATCGTTCGAAACATGGCGACGGTCATTGCTGATGCTCGTATCGATCAGGCGGCCAAAAAGGCAAATGTGAAAGTGCCTTGGTTCCTGGCTGCAGATCCGGCTTTCGGCACTATTGAGGTTGCTTATCTTGATGGTAACGAGCAGCCGCACCTGGAGCAGAAAGAGGGTTGGACGACTGACGGGGCTCAGTTCAAAGTGCGCCACGACGCTGGTGTTGCTGCCTTGTCTGCTACCACTATGTATAAAAACCCTGGTCAATAAACCGTCTGATTGCTCTTTGGCTGTTCTGGCCTGATTAAGAGTTTCTAAAACATAACCACGCGCACGGCGCTGCAGAGATGCGGCGGGCTTTGCTGTGCGCGCAATTTGGAGAAATGGAATGAATAACTTTCTTTCCGAGGATGATGGCCTGGTCAATCTGGTTGCGCCCGCAGGTGGTGTTACTTCGGGTGTTCCGGTGCTGATCGGAGGCGCGTTGATTGTGCCAAAGTCGACTGCTGCAGAGGGTGAGCTATTTGCGGCTCATTATCGCGGTGAGCATGAGATGGCTAAAACGGCGGCTGATGTTGCTGGTCAGCTGGATGTTGCTTACTGGAATGATGCGGCGTCTGAAATCACGACGGCTGCAGATGATGGCAGTGGCGGTGATTACAAAAAGGTGGGTTTCTTCACCAAAGTGGCAGCGGGTGGCGACGTATCAGCGGCGGTCATGCTAACTGGGCTGGTGTAACTAGGCAGGGAGCTGGAGGGGTAGAGTGATGAGTTGGATGGACATGGAGGCTGAGCTTGATCAGGTGGGCATGGATGCCTTTTCTGAGCCTGTCACTCTGCATCTCCAATCAGGCGATCAGCGGGTTAAAGGTGTGTTCTCTGATCAGGTTGAGCAGGTCGAGTTGAAGCATGGCGGCACCGTTTCAGGAGCGGATGCAGAGCTGGAGTTGTTTGCAACAGATGCCGCGCAACTGGAGTATCGCACTCGTGTAACGGTACGGGGCCGCAAATGGTCAGTGCTGAAAACACCGGTTCCGGCTGGGGCAACGACGGTGATGGTTTATCTGGGGGTGGCGAATGAAGCGCAATCCGGACAGCCTGTTATTCGATATTGATCTGGATGATCTGACGTATATTCAGGATGCGGTTGGCGCAACTGAGGAGCAGTTGATTGCCTCGTATAACCGGGCGCTGAAACGGACAGCTGTAACCATCCGTAAGCTCGCTCGTAAGCATCTTAAGGATGAGTTGCAGCTTAAGAATGTTAAGGCGTTGCGCAGTCGTTTGAAGGATTACGTGATCAAACAGCATGGCCTTACAGAGTTAAAGCTGTGGTATGGCCTGAATGCCTTACCTGTTAGTGCTTTTAAGGGGCGCATGAGTCAGGGGAGTGCGGGGGCGTCGTTTGCTCCTGCTGGCCCTTCTGGCAGGCGT